AAAAGTTGCTTGAACTACATCGTCAATATGTACAAAATCTCTTACTTGATTGCCAGTTCCCCAAACAGGAAAAGGATTTACTTTTTGCCTAGCCCTAGCAACAAAAGATGGGAATGGATAATCTAAAGATTGATCTCCTCCATAACCAGAAAATGGGCGAAGGATACTTACTTTTAAACCTTCATCTCTGGCGTACTGCGCAAGCATCTCGCCAGTTAATTTACTCCAGCCATAAGTTTGATCAGGGGTTCTAATATGATCTAAATTTATATCTTGCTCACTTAATTTCATTTTAAATCTTGCTCGCTGAAGCATTATTGGATAAGCAGCAGAGGATGAGAAATAAACAATTCGCCCAGGGCGGGTTCTAAGCGCCCATTGGAATAGGTCAGAATCAATCGCCAGGTCGGTGGCAACTGCCAAAGGATTACCTTCAATAGTGGCTCTGCCTCCGACAACGGCGGCTAGATGAATTACAACATCAAAGTAAGTGTTATCGGCTGCAAAGAATTTGCGAGCATCAATGCCTGATTTAATATCAAAGCCAACTACTTCATTATTCTTTGTGTCTAGCGCTCTATGAAAGGCTCTACCTACAAATCCTTCATCGCCTGTAATCAGGATTTTCATTTAAGTTTAGTTAGTAGCGTTTGGTATTGATCGCTAACAATGTAATTATCATAGGCAACTTTATCGGCTGAATAAACCTCTGGTGCGTTCACCCTGGCGTAATTTTCATCCATAGGCGCTTTGCCGTTGAAGGCGTGGCAATGCTCAATGATTACCTCTGGCATATATTTAATCTTACCTAAATCCTGCCCTAGTTTTAGCCAGAAATTATCTAAGTATAAATGGCGCTGAGTATCAGGAACCATTCCGCGCAAATGCTTAACTATTTGAGCAGACATCGCTACCGCAGTTGGTAGGGCTGAGCCTTGAAATAAATCATTTCCATAAACAATATCTGAGCCTGTATAAAGTTCCTCAACAAACTTTTCATCCCAGTTGGCAGTTCTTGGCCTATGGTCATCGCCCATAAATGCAAAGTTATCAAACTCGCCTATAAATTGGCGGGCTATGTAATTTAATGGGTAAGCCATCCCGCCAGTTTCATTATGAATCATAATTACAGATTCAACTGGTAGTTTATGAGTATATTCTTTTCTAGTTTCATCGCTAAAATCTACAATATAAAATCTTTTAGCCTTTGTATTCGTATCTACAAAAGCCTGCTCTAGCGCAACGGCATTATCTGGCCGCCCACGAGTAGGAATTAAAACTATTAAATCACTTTCTACCATTTGCCAACTCCCCCGCTATTGCAAAGTAAGCAGCGCCGTCAATGTAATTATCGGCCTTATAGGTTTCCATTGATCTTGCTACCTTGATTAGTGCGCAAATCATAGCGCTTTGTTCTAGCGTTATCTCGCAATCAAGATAAGCAGATAGAAGCCTGCTAATACGATCAAAGTTAATAGCAGGCGTTCCATAATCATCTTGCCTGTTGGTGTAAGTGAGTGCTTTAGCCTCATCTAAAATTTCCCCCCGATCCATATTTACTTTGAACCTAAGCCGTATTCTTTTTCTGTCTTATCTGCCCACTTGGCGGCAGGCGCGGCTAGCGCACCAATTAGAATTGCTTGTTCTGGAGCAAGGTCAGCAGCAAGGGCTAATCCCATTGTTATTGCTGATGCTATTACTGCTCGAAGGTAAGACTTAAAAGCAGCCTTACTTTTTGGGTCTTTTAACTTAGCGATTAAGTTGTCCATTTTTTCCTATTCTTTGAATGTAGGTTTGCCAAATCCTACGATGAATACTGGCAAGGATGGTTTTAACTTACCACGATTTTTCTTTTTATAGGCTCTAATCTTAAGGCAACACTCGCCCCCATTGCGCTGATCCCCTTTTTTATCGGCTGCCGTATTACCCTCAACAGTAGTTACTGTACCATCGCCATTATCGCAGATTACTATTCCGATATGGGAGATGCGATCAACACCATCACCAGGAAAATCAAAGAAGGCCAAATCACCAGGTAGCGGAGTACCCACGCTAGCATCTTGCCACTTTTTATTTTTAACAAAGACATCTGCACCTGCTTTGGTTGAAACTACATTAGGAATTTTTAACCCCGCCTGCGCTGCACACCGCATAACAAAAGAGCCGCACCAAGGAGCAAAATTAACTTTTGTGAACGCTCCATACTTGGTTTCATTATCCTTTGGGCCTTCAATGTAACCGACCTCAGCCTTTGCAACGGCAATAAACTTATCTCTTTGGTTCATATTTACCCCTATTGTCTTTTAACTAGCAGCCTGTAAATTTCATCAATCCTGGCTTCTAGCCGATCAACTTGGCAGGTTATACTATCAATGCGATCCCGAACCGAGTTTCCACCATTGGGCTTAAGTTCAGAAAGATAACTTTTCACTAAAAATCTTACCCCTGTTACCAAAAATCCAATCAATGTTCCAACCGCGACGCAGATCGCGGCCCATTCGTTAGCGGTCATTTAGTAATTACCAACACACTCATTAATGCGGTACCTGTTGAAGTAATGCCATATATTGCGTTTTCGTGATTAGCAAAAACTGCTTTATCGCCATTATCCATTCTGTACCCAGTTGATGAAGTTACATTACTATCACCTAAATAAATTGTGCCTGATGATGAATGAAAGTGAACTTCCTCAGCCTGAGCATCACCTGCTACTAATAAAGTTGCGGCAGTAGTAACAGTTGTTTGGCTTGAACTAATTGGCATATTTCTCCTTAAATAAGCCCAGAATTTTCAATAGCATCAATGGCATCATCAATGCTTTTTGTTATATCTGGGAAATCGTAAAGCATTAGAGGGCAGCGATTTCCTCAGCAGTTAAACCAAGTTTGGCTAACTTAGCCTCAGCACTTGCCTTAGCGGCAGCCTTGGCGGTTGCTGCTGCATCTTGCTCTGCTTTCTGAGCAGCATAAGCAATTGCATCTGCCTCGCGCTGGGCAATTTCCTCGGCAGTTAATTCCACCTCTGTCTGCTCTCCAGTTTCGCAGTTTATTATTAGTTTAGTTGGCATTGTTTCTCCTTATGAGTTTGATATTCCGTATAAATAAAAAGTTGAGGTAGCAAGAAAATTTCCAGCATAACCAGTAATTCCTATTGAGGTGATTGCTGCTGTGTTTGACCATAATCCAGCAACTAATCCTTGACCAGCAGCAGTTGCATTGTTTTCATATACTCCATCTGCTGAATATGATTTATTATTTGAGCCAGTGTAATTAGGAATATAAATCTCGCTATTAGAAAATGTATTTGCAGTTTCATTCGCTGAGTTTTGCGCACCTGCATATCTGCCAAAGTTTGAACCAGATGCAGTACTTGACCCTGTTCCTATTAAATATATATTAGTAAAACTAGATGTATTTCCGTTAAAAGTAATATCAACCGTATTAGATGGATTTGTATTATCACTCCTGACTGACATAACAATCTTTAAATCTGTATAAGTTTGAGGTATTGAACTAAAAGTAATGCTCGCAGTAGTACTACCTAAAGTCTTAGCCTCTATCAAAGTATATGTATTTGCCATTATGCAGCCGCGATTCCGTAGAGTGTGAAGGTTGAGCCAGCCGTATGGTTAGCAATACTTCCATTTTTGAAGTTAATTTGGTTAATCGCTGAAGTTGATCGCCATAAATTAACACTGCTATAAACTTGATTGTTACTCCAATTAGTATTATTTCCTCTTGTAAGCATTGTTTTGTAAGTAGTAGTGTTGGAGTAATTTTGTAAATGAACAATTATTGAATTGATGGTTGAATTAACCATACCGATTTGTGCAGCATCATAATTTGGAACTCGGTAACTTGAAGCGGCTGAACCATTACCTCTTAGAACTGTAAATGAATAATTAGTGCCTGTATCTATTGAACCATTACCAACACCCATAATTAAACCATCCGCACCGCTTTCAGTTGCCTGAACAACAATAACTAAATCGGTATAAGCCTGACTAATGCCAGTAAATAAAATCTCAGATTGGCTACCTGTTGCAGTAGCGGTCGCTATCGGTTCGTATGTTGCGCCTGCGGCCATAATTAACCCTTCACGCCATACAAGGCGAAATGTGTGTATTGAGCAAATGTTGCCCCGCCTTGAATACTCATTGAAATTGTAGTAATTGCTTCAGGTGTCTTAAACCAACCACCGCTTGAAAACTCAATGCCACCGCTTCCATTTTTATCTAATCCATCTAAGGCTCTTAAAGTCTTTGTTTTGCTAGTTGAGGTGTAATCTAAAACATCTAGGACATAAGCAGTAAAAGTATTTGCAGTATTTGAAACTCCGTCATAACCTGATGATATCCATAAAGCAGATTGAGATGATTGTGCTGAAGCAGAATCGGCTGAACCATTACCAACTAATCTGTGCATTGAATAGTTAGAAGCAGTATCACTATTAAAGGTTAAGTTAATGCGCTCATTTGCGCCGCCAGTCCTTGCAATTCCTCTAATTTGTAAATGTTTGTAAGTTGCAGGTATAGAAGTAAATGTAATATCTGATTGACCGCCTGAACCTACTGTAACTGTTGCAATAGATTGGTAAGCGGTAGTAACAAGATTACCCGTAATTGCTGAGGCAATAACTCCGAGTATTGGCATTAGGCGATATCGCCAATCACGATCCAACTATTAGCAGCAATCTTTAGGCAAGTTGCCATTGAGTTTGCCACACGAAGTTTAGGTGTAGCACTTGTTGCACCTGTTGAAATAACTGTTGTTGTTGCTGGAGTTACTGCGCCTATTGTTGGTTGTCCTGCGCCAGTTAGCCAAAACACATTGAATTGTGTACCGATAGCAAAGTTAAAAGTAGCATCTGTTGGAATATTAAACTGGATACTTGAAGCGTTGTTCATTGAGAACACGCCACCCTCATCACCTGAAACGGCAGTATAAGCAGCAGTTTTAGCAGAATAAGTAAGGGTAATTTTAGGATTAGTTATTACTGGCGTGGTTAAAGTTTTATTAGTTAAAGTTTGAGCAGTAGTTAAATCAGCAGTAACGGCAGTGTTAATGGATAAGGTAACAGTTCCAGAAGTTCCGCCGCCTGATAAACCTGTTCCAGCAGTTACGCCTTCAATATCGCCAGAGGCTGGTGTTGCGTATTGGAAAAAGATTGCGGCGCTTGCGCTAGTAAAACTAAGTTCTCCGCCTTGATTTTGTGCTAAAACTAATGAGCCTGATGTAGCAACTGTTGCGGTACCTGCTGTAATAGTACAAACTCCAGCGCCAAGATTTTGGATAAATACTCGATCACCTGCTGCGAATAAACTGGTATTTACAGTTATTGTTGTTGAGCCTGCTGCATTCATTGCAACAGTTGTACCAGCATCGGCTGCTACTAAAACATAACTTACAGTTTTTGCAGTTGCTGATCCTCCGCCCATAGCAGTTTGCTGAAGGCTAGTCATCTGGGCTGCGGTAAGAACCTGACCAGTGGTGAAGGTTTGTTTTGCCATTTTGCTCCTTAGTTAATAACTTAGAATACCAGAACCCAGGCGACCTTGAGAGGTTGTACTATCAAGGATGAATGCCTGAATCAGAGGTTCTGAAGTTAGCAGTTTTGTATTAAACATTGTTTGAGTTATATCGTGTTGGACACCTTGCACAAATAGTTCTTTGGTAATTGTAGAGCCGCCTGGAACTGTTTTAGTTACATTTACCAAATCAAATATTTCAAGGTTTAATCCAGCCACAATTTTGGTAGGGGC